CAGATATGGCTAACAAAATGGGTGCTGAATTACCACTTAGCGCACAAGATGCAGCCGATGCCATGGTTTCAATGGCGCAAGATGGTGCGTCTATTAAAACGATTACCAAGGAGTTCCCAGCAATTGCGGAAGCTGCAACTGCGACTGGTGCCGATCTACAAACAACAGCCGGGACAGTTCAACAATCTATGAACATTTGGGGAGATAGTCTTAAATCTCCAGCACGTGCAGCAGCAATCTTAACTCAAACAGCTAACTTATCTAATGCAAGCATCGAAGATATGTCTGGTGCTATTGCCAATATTGGTGGGGTAGCCAAAAACGCTGGTTACGGCATGGGAGACATGACAGAAGCAATTGGGTTAATGACGAACAAAGGATTTACTGCGCAGCGTGCTTCACAAGATTTAGCTCATGCAATCATTGCTATACAAGCTCCAAGTGACAATGCTCAAGGGGTCATCAGCGCATTAGGGCTTAAATTTACAGATGCAAGCGGTAGAATGAAACCATTACCACAAATCTTACGTGATATATCTAAAGCCACAGATGGTATGTCACAAAGCCAGAAAGTTGCGGCTTTAAAAACAATGGTTGGCACTGCTGGTATGCAAGCTTTACTACCTTTGTTAGATTCAGTTAATGATAAAACTGGTAATACAGCTACCTCTTGGGATGCTTATGCTAAAGCACAAGATAAAGCTAGTAGCTCAGGCGCTGTTGCTACCAAGTTTTTAAAAGACCAAGCCAATGAAATGCAACAAAACATTGGATCTAAGATTGAACAAATCGGTGGTAATTGGGAATCATTACGTAACAAGTCACTTGCAGCTAAAGGTGGCGTAAACAGTGCGATGGTTGACATGATTAATAAAACCATCACATGGGCAACTGAAAGCAATAGCAGTATTGCACAAGTCGCTAGAAGCTTCATTGGATTATCACCAGTTATTGGCCCAGCTGTTACAGCAACAGGCGGTTTTATTACTGCTGCTAGTAAAATATCCGGCGTTGCGATTGGTGCTGCTAAAGGCTTACTTGGAATGGGAAAAAGTGTTATTGGACTGCCAGCTAGATTACTCGGAATTGGCAGTGCAAGTAAAACAGCAACCGAAGCGGTAACACCACTAGGAGCAGTAACCAGAACTAGCGCGAATGCTGCAGCGGCTTCTGCAGCTAACTTTTTATCATTAGGTGCAGCAATCGCACTAATTGGTGTAGGTGTGCTGGCAGCTTCTACCGGTATTGCAATTCTGGTTCAATCTGCAATTAGCCTTGCGCAAGCTGGTAGTGGCGCACAAGATGTGATGGCTGCATTAGCATTCGGGATCATTGCTGTTGCCGGGTCATTTGCATTGCTTGGGCCACTATTAACAGCTAATGCTGTTGGTATTGGTGTGTTCGGTACAGCTGTATTGGCAGTTGGCGTTGGCGTAGCCGCATTCGGATTAGGTGTTAAAGAAGTTGCTATAGCTATATCGACACTTTCGAGTAATGTTAATAGCATTGTGCCAGTGTTATCAGCAATGGGCGTTGGATTTGCAGCTATGATGGCTGGATTCGTTACTACAACAATAGCAGCTGTCCCACAAGTTGTCAGTGCAATCTTAGGCATGATGACTAACTTGATGAACACGATTGCTTCGAATGCGCCATCTATTGCGTCCGCATTTTCTAACATGATGATTAGCTTAATGACAGCAGTATCTGTGCACGCACCTGCAATCGCATTGGCGTTTACAACGATGCTTGTTTCAGTTATGAACGCTGTAACTCAAAACGCACCTGCCATTATTACATCGTTTTCTGATATGTTGATTGCATTAATGACTTCGATTCAAACGAACGCGCCAGCTTTAATTGCTTCGTTCACGTCTATGATTGTTAGTTTGATAAATTCGTTAACATCAGCAATTCCATCGTTGGTAGCGGCAGGCGTTGGATTTGTGGTTGCACTGATTGGCGCAATTGGCAGCCAAGCACCAGCATTACTTGCAGCTGGGATTGCATTGGTTGGACAACTAGCACAGGCATTTGTTACTGAAATGCCTATCTTGATTCAGATTGCTGGAGCGACGCTGGCTGCAGTGATTGCTGTACTGGCTACTTATGCTGGCCAGATGACTGCGATTGGCGGAATATTGCTTCATGCTTTAGCTGCTGGATTCACTGGTCAACAGTATGATGCTATTGGAGCAGCTACTGAAGTTATACAATCTTCAGGTGCAGCTGCATCTGCTGCTGGGCAAGCCGCATTTAGCGCTGCTGGTGGCAATGCAGCTATTAGTTCCGCACAAGCTATCGCTAACAGCACTGGCAAGCATCAATCAGCAGGTGCTGCAGTTGGTAAAGCTGGTGCTTCTGGTATTAGTTCAACGTCTGGATATTTCACTTCAGCTGGTTCAAACAATGGTAGTGCGGCTGCTAGTGGGTTAAGCAGTAAAACAGGTAGTGCGCAATCATCAGGATCATCAGTTGGCCGTTCGGGCGCTTCGGGAATTAGTTCAACAGCAGGATACTTTACTTCCGCTGGTTCTAGGAACGGTGGTGCAGCTGCTAGCGGTATCAGTAGCCGTACTGGTAGTGCTAGCTCAGCTGGTTCTAGGCTGGGTAGCGCTGGTGCTAGTGGTGCTCGTGGGCAGCAAGGGGCTTTTAGTTCAGCCGGTAGCTTCCTTGGATCAGGGTTGGTAAATGGTATTAGTAGCATGTTTGGTGCTGTTATGTCAGCAGCAGGCAGTTTGGCTAACGCTGCTGCGAACAGAATTAGAAGTGCACTGAAAATTCACTCACCGTCACGTGTTACCTACGCATTTGGTGGTTACTTCGGTGCTGGATTTATAAACGGTATGAAATCAACAACCGTTGATGTTTCTAAAATGTCAACTGCACTTGCTGATAGTGCCGTATCTGGATTGAATAGTGTAGATACTAAAAATTTTACTGACAGTATTAATTCAGTTGCCAGTGATATAAAAACTGGTGATTTGTCAATGCAAGCTGCTAGTTATCAAGGTGGAAGCATTGATCAGAACATCGATACTAATAATTGGGTTAAGCCAACATATATCGTTCATAATGAATTGGTTGGCGACAAGATTCGTACGATTGTTAGTCAAGGACAAGCAGACGACCAAGTTAGCAGCAAGTTTTTTATGAGTTAAAAATGTAGTATAATGAATTAAAGCCTGCCAGTGTATGGCGGGCTATTTTTTATACAGGAGGGGAAAAGATGGACTTACTAATCGAAAAAGGCGACAAGCGCACTTACCTTAGCAGATATAAAGTGATTACGACATCGTTCGAAGAAAGCTCGCCATCGGTCAAACGTAACAATACGCAGATTCAATACCGCAACGGCAATGTTGATTTTGGCGGTTGGCATGAAGCTAAAAAAATTGATTATGTTGGCTATTACCGTGCTGACGACATTGATGAAGAAGAAACGTTCCGCGAAAAAATCTATGCACTGTTATCCGATCCAGATGGGTATTACATCACGCAATTAAAAAACGATAATGACAACAGCTATGAACGCCCAGGAGAGAACACTGGCGATTATTTTGAAAAGCAGGTTAATCGGCCAAGCCATAAACGTTTTTATGTTTATGCTAGTTCATTAGAATCTGAATTGGTTGGTTCATATGGTGGCCATGTTTTATATAAAATTAGTGCTAAGTTTACAACAATGAAATTGCCTTACGGTGAAAGCGTACCGCGTGATTTAGTAATTAATAATGGGATTATCCCGTATGCTGGAACAGTGATTTGTAATCAACTTGAACAGGGATTTACGGTTGAATTCACTGCAAAAGAAGCTGGATCTAATTTAAAAATATCATTAAATGGAACTGATTTCATTGCGCCTGGGAATGTGTCTTCAGGAGATGTTTTTAAATTGTCTGGTTATGAATACTTGCGAAATGGTATTAGTATCGTAAAAGCTACTAACAAGGCTTATTTTAAACTATTACCAGTTATTGCAAACAAAATTTCTAGTTCAATCGCAGGTGAAATAAAAATTTTAAACTTTCAAAACTTATACGCTTAGGTGGTGATTAATTAATGACTATTTTTAGAGATATTAAAAACAATGAATACGTTGCTGACACTGAAATAAAACTAACTGAAGGCGTTAATGGTGAAAAGTCATTAACAGGAACGATTTATTTTGGTAATGATGTAAAGAAAAACCTTGCTAAAGGTTGGACGATGGTATTCAATAACGAAGAATATGCTATCGTAACGTTCAGACATAATGATACAGATAACACAGTATCATTTTCAGCCGTTCAAATGTTTTTCTACACGTTAAGCATTAAAGCATTTCATGAAAAGTGGAATGGATCACACCCATTAAACGAATATTTAAACGCTATTTTTAAAGATTCTGGGTATTCATACAACAACGAAACATCAGCAGCTGCATTTGAAAAAGAAAACTGGGGGTTGAAAGATAAATTATCACTATTCAATGATATTATTAATCAAATTTCAGCCGAGTTTCAAGTGAATGGCACAACGGTTTATATCAAAGATAAAATTGGGTCTGATCTATCAACAGTTGTTCGCCAAGGGTTCAACCTAGAAAAAGCAGAAATCGAAACCGACAGCAGTTCATTTGCAACTTATGGTGTTGGCTACGGCGCACACAATAATGTTGACGATCAAACATCACCGCGGTTATCTGTTGAATATTACAGTCCGCTATACGATATGTATAAAGCTAAATTTGGAGTTATTGAAGCCGAACCGGTGGACGATGAGCGATACAAAGTTGCTGATAATTTATTGGCTGCTGTTAAGTCTAAGGTTGATAATAGTTGGAAATTATCGATTACCGTATCATTGTTAGATTTACAAAACGCAGGTTATCCATATGCCATGGCTAGTGCTGGGGACTCAATTACAATTGTAGACGAATCACTGGGGTTTGAAGATGAAGTGCGTATTATTAAAGTTGTCAGTTCATACAATATCAATGGCGAACGAATTTCAGTTGATGTAACGTGCGGTGATTTAACTATGGCACAAACACAATCCGCTAGTTCGTCAGTAGCGACAAGTGCAATTACAGACATCATCAATGGAAATTCTACATTGCCTGAAACATGGTTCAGTGAACAGATGCAATTGGCAACTAATAGCATTCTATCTGCACGTACTGAATTAAAATTTACCGATCAAGGAATCATCGCTGTTGATAAAAGCGACCATAACAAAATGGTTGTTTTGAATTCAGCTGGTATCGGAGTATCAACTGACGGTGGACAGACGTTTAAAACAGCAATCACTGCTGAAAGCATTAATGGTGAAAATATTAGCATCAAAAACATCAATGCAAGCAATATCGTTGCTGGTGTTATTAACGGTATTACTTATAATACAGTTGACGATGTCGACAAATTCAGAATTACGTTGCAAAAAGGCAATATGGAGTATTTCAATGATGGTGATTCTATGGGAGGAATCTACGCCACCAACGATCAAGCTACTGGAAAAGTTAATGGGTTTGCAGTTTGGAACTCTCCAGGAT